TTGGTTGCAGAAACGGTCACGGTATAGTTTGCGCCGTTGGTCAAACCCGTGATCGTGATTGGGGAAGATACACCCGTATTAGTAACTACAGCACCTGTAGATGTATCTTTTGCAATAGCAATGTAGGACGTGATTGCACCCCCACCCACATTAGATGGGGCGGTGAATGTAATCGACACCTGTGCATTCCCCGCAGTCGCCGTACCAATTGTTGGAGCATCAGGCGTCTGCAAAGGAAAAAACGATGCAGTCAATATGGCGGCTTGGTAGCGCATCGACATGAGGCGTTCCTATCAGCTGATTGCTTCGTAGGACGATGTCAGTTTAATTGCGTTACCAGTACCAACAGTCACCACAATGGATTGAGTCTCGCCAACATAAATGCTGGTGGTTTTATCCATGATGATGAGCGATGCATTTGCTGGCACGCTGATTTGGTAGGCAATATCGTAAGCAGTACCACCACCATTGACCGCGCTGTTGATTGATACCGTCACCGCAACCGCAGAGCCGGTCACATTAGCGGCAACAATATTTCCAATTTTATTGACTGTACCAACAGCGGGAGTCAACGCAGTCCATACGGTTGCGCTTGTTGTGCTTGGAGTAAGGTATGTTGTGTTCCCGAAAATCGAGGTCACATTGACAATGTTTGGATTTGCCATGATTTTTTCCTAAATAAAGTGGCTAAGTTAGAAACCAAAGATCATCGCCATAGCGATAGATTTCCCGGCTCCAATCAGTGATACCCAGCTGTTGATATCAATCGATGGGTCAACAGTGCTGACACCAGCGGCTGAGCATCTGTAGCTTTGAAGGTTGATAGGTGAATAAACCACCGCACCGACTGCGTATGCAGTACCTGATGCCCAAGCTGGAGCGCCTGCGCCGGGGACGATGGAGGCCGAGACCAAGTTATCCACGTAGTTTTTGGACGTGGCATCCGTCTGGTTACTTGGGTTGGGTACTGTGACCGATCCTGTAAATGTGGGGCTGGCTGTGTTGGCCTTGGCATTTAGTTGGGTGTCAACGTAGCCTTTGGTGCTGGCGTCTGTTGCGTTAATTGGGGTGGGTACTGTTACTGTTCCCGTGAAGGTCGGGGACGCCGTGTTGGCCTTAAGGTTGAACTGGGCCTGTATCGAGCTTGTAACGCCAGCAACGTGACCAAGCTCAGTGGGGGTGACTGAGGCAAGGGCCTGAATCTGGGCCACGCTAGGTGTAGCAAGGGCCTGAATCTGAGCCGCACTGGGGGTTGCTAGTGCTGTGATCTGGGCAGGGGTGACACCAGCCAGTGCCGTGATCTGTGTCGTGGAGTTGGGTATGACGTTGAGCTGTTCTGCGGTTGCTGTTACAGCTACCGCGCCAAGGTTGGGGAATGAGCCCTGCACTGCCGCTTTGATCACACGGAGGTGGTTGTCGCCCTCGCTCTTGAGGTCGTTGGTGGTCGGGTTCGTGGGAACCAGCTGCGAGATGAATATTGCCGACTCTAGAGCCATACGTCACCGGTCTGTAGTTTCATAAAAACTCCTGCGCTTCTCAGCGTTTCGTGTATTGTAAAAAAGGGTAAAGGGGTCTATAGTCTGGTCATGGATAAGCCAATACTTTTTGGCTGGATTGGTGCACTCTGCATACTGTGGTTGTTTGACTATCTAAGGCGCAGAAAGTAACCCTCCAGCGGCTACCCCTGCCGGTAGCAGCAGAGGCTGCAATAGACCGCCCTCTTTCTTTTGCGGTTCAATCAAGCCGGGCAACACGTTCTGAGCCCTTCTGGTGTTGACAGAGAGGGAAATGTTTTGCAGAGGGTCAAGCACCAGCTGCTGACCAAACGGCATTTTCCCGGCCAAGGCCTTAAATGCGTCATACCCTCGCCCCATCAGCATCGCTGCGCTGTTGGAGTTGTTCACAGCTGAGCCGGGAGGCTGAGACTGCATCAGAGCCGCCACACGGCCATTTGTCCTCAATGCGGTCAGTTCTTCAGGGCTGAACAAAAGGGACAGCTTTCTGTCGCCAATGTCGTTCAATGCCTTGTTAAATGAAGACTGAGAGAATTTTCCTGTTTCGTCAGCAGCACCGCTAAGCGCCTTGGATTTCAGGTGGTTCAGGATGGCATCTTTGATTGGCCCGATGTTGCTCTGCCCCACCTGATTGATGACGTCTGCCGCCTCATTGGGTGTGCCGCCGATGATGTAGCTCTGCGCGATGCGCTCTGGCTCACTGGTGCGGCCATCGCTCAAGACGCTGCGTACAAGGGGCGTAGAGTCCTCGTAGGCGTACTTCTGTGCCGTTGCCCTTCTAGCTGCGTTAACTGCGTCTATGGCCTCATTTGAGACGTTGTCAGCGCTGCGCATGGCGTTGGCTATTCCCATAGGTACGGGTGCGCCGTTGTTCACAAATCCAGCCGGTTTGAGCTCGCCCTGACGCAGCAACTTTGCGGCGAGGCTTGCCGCAGCGCCCTCGTTTCCACCCTTCATAGTCTCCCTAGAGAGCATGGACTGAAGGTTTCTGTAGACCTGTGGCGTAAACGGCTGTTGACCACTCTGAAATGCTTCTATGTACTTGCTGATCTGTGGACTCATAAACGGCATCAAGCCTTCAGCATCTAGCGCCTGATTGATGTCGCTCAGAACCTGACCCGATACGGGTTGGCGGTAACCGGGGGATGTTTTCGCTTTGTCCCATGCCGCCTGCTCAGCGCCCTCCAAGGCAGAACGCCTTCCAAGGATGGATGAGGTGAGCAAGTTACCTGCCCCAGCGATATCGCCCCTACCAGCGCCCAAGGCGTTGAGGTTGTCTATCAGCTTGGTGTTGTTTTGGTTTTGGATCATCGACAGACCCTGCAAACCCTCATCGCTGGAGTTTGCGCCCATCTTGGCGAGGTTCATCTCTCTGGTGATCTGTGCAGGGTTCTGCGAGATCATTCCACGGGTCGGTGTCACACCAACCGCCTTGAAGTCAAGCAGACGTGACAGCGCATCTGGGTTGAGCTCATCGCCAGCCCTCAGTGCGCTTGAAACCTCAGAACGGAGTGATTGGCGAAGACGTTCAGGCACATCGTTGTAGTCCACGCCTGTCTTCTTCAGAGCTTGTGAAATCTTCAGATCAAAGTCGGCGTTGCTCATCAGATTTCGGTTGGCCTGAGACTTCACAAAGTTACCAGCCATGTTGCCCACAGAAGGCACCAGACCACCCGCCAAGCCGCCTATCAAAGCAGACGCACCCTGCTCCAGCTGGCTGCCGCCAGCCTCTCTAGATGAGCCTCCAGCTAGACCAGCACCAGCCGCTGCCGTTGCCTGTTGGGCAGGGTTTGCAGCCAGAAACTGCATAGCCTTTTGAGTTGTGCCCGTTGCTGCGTTTGACAGAGTTTTAAGGCCACCAGCAACACCCATTGATCCGGCAAGCATCCTTGAGGCATCGCCAACGACTCGCTCATCTGCGCCCTGTGGCTTGGGGAGGCCAACCCAATCAGCAAAATCTGCTGCGAGTGCGCTTGCGGGTTTTGTCCTGCCTGTGGAGCCTGTGAGCCTGTCGGTGGCGTACCGGATGGGCTCTGAGAGCAATTCAGCGGTGTTGGCGAGGCCCTCAAGACCATAACGCGCAGTTAAACCAAGCTGGCGTGGGATGCTGTTGAGAGACTTGCCCGTCTGCACAGACAGGCTTGCCTCGATCAGTTTCTGCGCCTGTTCTGGGGTGGTGCCTTCAGGAACCTCAAACCGAGCAACACGGCCATCAGGCATCTCAAAACGTGCGATGGGCATTACCTTCCCCCTTCAAATCCGAGGAACTTGACACCCCCAGCCTGCCCCTGTGGGGCCTGTCCTTTGGACGCCTCTGCTTTGGAAGACTCCATCCGGCTCTTTGCCCACTGGCTGTCAAAGTCCATCAGGTGGCCGTATTGGTCAAGGTGATTACGCATGGCGTTGGCTTTTTCAACCGCCCTTTTGTACTGCTGCTCAAAGCCGAGCCTGATGGCCTTGTTGACATCGCCGTTGTTTTCTACGCTGGGCAGGGCCTTTAAGAACATCCTCACATCCAAGTCTGAGGTTGAGCCGGAGCCGGGCTGTCTTTGCGCGGGGGCGAGTCGGTTGGTGATGCTCGACATATTCATCGAGTCATCGCTCCTGAAGGCTTGCTTGTCAGGTGTGAACTGCTGCCACAAACTTCCTGTTGCAGTTTGTCGATTGAGACGTCCAAACTCTTCCAAGTCGTTCAACGTGCTTTGGGCGTTTGCGATGTCAAGCTGCAAGTCAGCGAGCCGCTTGCGGCCCTCTTGATTCATCTTGATGCGAACATCGTCCTGCTTGCTTTGGGGCATACCCGCAGCCCAAGGAATCTGGTTTGGCTGTTGTTGTGGCTGATCTAGGACTACGCCACCAAACTTTTTTGCAAGTGCTTCATAGTCCATTACTTGATCCCTGCCGCAAATTTGAATTTGTTGGCCGCTGCCTGATTTGGGAAGTTGATCACCTTGCCGTTGACGGTCACAGAAACACCGCCTGTGGGAGGCTGTGGGGGCGGTAGGTTGTAGCGGTTTTCCTCAATGATGTTGCTGGCTTGTGCAGCCCTGAGAGGGGCCTGTGAATTAGCCATGATGGTTGGCCCAATGGCAACGTAATCCTCAAGGCTTCCTTTGTAGCCGTTTGCTTTTGCAAACATAAACTCTTGAATTTTTGCCGATGGTTGCGCTGGCTCTTTTGGGGCCGTATAAATTGGCTGCCTTGTGCGCGGGTCAAGAAGAGTAGTCCCCTGCGCTACTGCAATAGGCTTGTCGTCTTTTTGCAAAGCCTGAAAGAAAGACAGTCCCTTGATCGGATCAACTCCCATTGCGGCTTGTGCAAAGCCAGCCATGTCAAATGAAGGCGCAACTGCTGGCTTGGCTGGCACTCCGGGCGTACCGACCCTAAACTCAGGGGGCAGCATGGCGTCAACTGACGTAAATCCTTTCGTTGGCGCAACCGCTGGCTCGGCGGCAGAGCCGGGCCTGTAAAACTGGGGAAGTAATTTGTCAAGACGGTCGCTCTTATCCAGCTCTCTTTGTCTTATTTCTTGATCTTTTTTGGCCTGCTCATATTGCTGCTGTTGCATCTTTATCTGCATCCCACGCAATTCACCCAATTGCTTGATCTGCTCTTTCTGTGCTTTCTGCTGCCTGTACTGATCCATAAAACCAACACCTTCAGCGAGGCGTTGACCAAAACCAGCACCGTCAAAGCGTGGCCCCGAGGCAGCAAGAAGACCAAGAGCTAGGCGTCCCTGATCGCTGTCTAAGATTCCATCGAGTAGGCCCATGATCAACCCCCCGCCTTTTTAGCGTCTGCCTTGTCCTTCAAAAATTTTGCAATATCAGGTGAGTTAGCAGGGTTCATGGCGTCCCAGTTGATGGTGGGGGCGAGCAGGCCAGACTGCATCTGTGGGCCACGCATGCCGTCACCCATCTTGCCGCCACGGCTATTCATGAAGTTATTGGCAACACCCAACAGGCCAGCACCGTTTGCTTGGTTGTTGTGCAGAGTGTTGAAGAAGCCCTGATACTGCTGCTTCTGAAGATCAGAAAACGGGTTCTGAAGGTAGTAGGTTTGCAGTAGGTCGTTGAGCTCAAGGTTGTCTTTGAGATACGGCTGGGCTGGTGCCCAAGGCGCGTTTTCTGCGGTCTTCGTGGAAGATTTGCTTCCTCCTATGCCGCCCAATATTGCGCCACCAATTGATAGCATTGATCCAAAATCCATGAGCTACTCCTTTAAAAAGGCCAGTTTTTGGCTATTTGGCCGCCGAGTAATCCACCACCAATAGCACCAGAGATGGGGTCGCCTTGGGCAGTCTGAGAGCTTGTTCCACCCAATCTGCCGATTGCGTTTGTGTTGCCTGAGAAGTTACCGAAGTAACGTGCAGGTGTGTCTTGGATCGTTGTCCCAGCAGCGACACCCGAATTCGCCCAGTTCGCCATGTTGTTCATGGTGTTGAGCGCAAGATTTGCTCCAAATTGAGCGTTGTTTGAATCTAGGTTTGCATAGCCAAGGTTGTTGCTGGCCATTCCCAAGTTGTAATTGGCGTCAATCCCATACTTTTGTAAAGCGCGGTTTCGATCATTGGAGTAGTTCTGCCCATCAATCCCATACTTCTGTAAAGCACGGTTGCGGTCATTGGTGTAGTCTTGCCCATACAGGTTTGTCAGGTTTTGGGCGAGGCTGCGGTTCATGTCGTTCAGGCCATTGGCCTCGACTACACCTTGCCTAGACCCACCGTAGCCACCCACCATCTGAGCGCCTGACCGGATGCCGGGGGCAATATTCCGGTTCCAGTTGTCAGATATTTGTGAGGCGATCCCGCTTGCCATATCGTCAAGGTACGGGTTCCTTTTGTAGGTCTCCATCACCGGAGGCTCTATTCCATAATTATTTTGGTAAAACTTAGGTGGGGCTGTGCCCCATGTATTGTTCTCAGCGTCATACTTCAGAGTCTTATCAAAAGTCGCGCCGTTGCCCCAAGTCTTTGATGTGTCCACACCACCCGCAGCGATGTCGTTTCTGGCAACTATGTCGGCATCCTTTGCACCGGCTTTGATGGCTGCAAAAATGTCGGTGACACCACCGTTAGACAGTTGCTCCGACCAATAATTCAGACCACCTGTCTCCGCTGGTCGGCCAAAGGTCTTCTGATAGGCGTCATTGATCTGGTCGTAGTAATGGCCTGAGTTTTTTTCTGTAGTCACGTTTCCACCTCCTGTTGCGATTCGAGCTTTATCTGCATTCCGGTCGTCTTTTAAGGGATCCAAAGTGCCCCAGTCCGAAGGGTCGTAGATGTGTGCCAATGGCGAAGTCATATGTATTTCCTTAGTGTCTAAATTGGTAAAGCATCAGCCCAGAAATCTCCAAGAACCAGCTCGGTAACAGTAAACACCGCCACCAGAGCCGGGGTTCCAGCGTGTGCCGTCAGCCAGAACGATTGCGCCTTCCCTGAACTTCTTTGGGGGGGCATACAGCATGTCTAAATTCAGCATCGCGTTACCTGTATCTAAAGCGTTAGCGACCTTGGCAAGCTCACTTGCCATAGGTTCAGGGACGTTGCCGGGTACGTAGCGGCCCACTAAAAGTACCCCGCATCAACGTAGTCAATGTCAAAAGACTTCATGCGCCAGCCGGGGAAGCCCGTGCTGATAAACCTGACGGCGAAATATCGGCCCGTGGCGAAGGTGTCGACCTTGTAGCTGGAGCCGATCGTGTAGGTCTGCGGTGCCTGCCAAATTGGGTCGGAGTCAGGCGTCATTGAGGAACCGACCTGAATCTGTAAAGATGCGCCAGCGACCCCGTCAATCCTTGGAAGAATCGCTCTCAGGGTCTTGACGTTGCTGGGTGTATCTAAATGGATGCCTGTACGCTCTGCCGTAGCAGGAAATGAGTTGCCAAAGTCAGCGGTGCCGATGTCTTGCAGGCTGATCATTGGGGTGGTGTGGCACATCACCAGCCTTGCCTCTGCGGGAGAATATTCGTTCTCGTTCCATGTGGAGGCGTCACTCTCCCATGAATCTGCATCTGACCAAGTCGTTGTGTTGAATACCTCAACCTGTCCAAATGCGCCATAGGTCACATTGTTTAGAGACCTGATGCCCCAAGACTTGTCGTCCCAGTTCCAGACGCAGGCTGTGTTGCAGGTCGTGCTGCTTCCATAAGGAAAACATATCCACACCTCGTTCTTTTGAGGGTTTGCAGTCACGAAACTTCTTTTGTAATTCGTAGCGTCTATGTTCTTGAAGATGTAGTCACGCACGCTGGCGTTGGCGATGCTGGTCACGCCTTGGCCTGTGTTGAGAACCACGTCACCAGCGGTTAAGACGACATGCCCTTGGGGTGTCTGTACGCCACATCCCGCAGTCAGCATTCCATGCTCGCCGGGGAGCCTTTGGAACCTGAAAATAAAGGGTGCGCCAATGAAGGTCATGGAGTACATGGAGCGCTCCTTGTAGACCACATTCACGTCACCAAGCTGAAGGCAGTCCACCAAGAGGTCAGGTGTCTCGGCGAGGTCTTGCTCACCCGCATCTAGGGCGGGGTTTGTCTCGTCCCACGAATTAGGGATCGCCCCCGGCACCGCCACATCGCTCCACTTCACCATGTTCGGGAAAGAGTCGCCGCTTTTGGTGATGCCTAAAGCGATCAGGTAGTTCTTGAAAGGCCTGATGGATTTTGCTTTCCAAGTGCTTGACCACCCGGGTAGGTTCTGCAGCTTTTGGGCAGTGTTGCCGCCCCAGTATTGGGGGGTGTCCACTGAGTTATTTAAGACAAGCACACCGTTGACCGAGCCACCCGTCCACTTGTCGTCAACAGAGCCTGTGAAGCTGTTTTGAGTGATATTGGTCTGTGTCGTACCGTCATCAGCATAGACCGCAGCCGTCCCGGCATGAACCCAGTATCGCTTTGTAGTTGTGGTGTAGGGCGTTAAGTAATAGGGCGTGACCACCGGTGTCGTGAATGACGCTACCGCCCCCCTAAATCGCTCGGCGTAGCCATTGCGAAAACGCATATTGTTGACTGAAGACCAGACGCCGTTGCCCAGCTCTTCAGGCGACAAGTCATTGTTGAGCCCGATGCCGCAGTTGTCGATTTTGGCGATGGTCATGTTCTGCGTTTGATCTGTAGCCCACCGTTGCTGGGCTGGCCTGTGCGCTCACTGAGTCTGCGTACAGAGTCAAGAAGGGGAACCACCATGCTTTGGAGCTTCTGCACCTCGTTGTCGTCTCGGATGTTCTTTGCGCCCTCTAGGGCAGATGCGTAGATGTAGAGGTCACGCGCGTTGTCTAGGAGCCAGTTGGTTGGCGCAACGTCACTTAGCGGCGCGATCCTTGGCGTGTAGTAGAGGGTGTATGCCGTACCCGTAGAGGCACCGTAGACAATGATCTTGCCGTTCTCAAGAGCGTAGTAGCTCGGCATTGGGGTATCTGCTGGGATGTAGGACTGTGGCGCATAGTCAAGCAGCCTTGTAGAGCCTTGGTAGCTCATGCTCAGCTTTGAGACCGACTTAAAGTCTGTCGGTAGCGTGATGTAGCTACCCGTTGTTGTGCCTGTGACAGAGACTTCTGTCCCCTTGATGTCTAGCTCACGAAACAGGGTCGATTCTGCAATGGCGATAAATGTGGGTATCGCATTGGTTAAGTCTGACCTGTGAAGGTAGTCTGCAACCTGTGTTTTGAGCAGAGCGTAGGTCATTTCAAAAACTTGTCAAAGGTGACGAATGCGGGGTTGTCTTTGAGCCAGCCAAGAAGAAACTTTTCGCGCTCTTGGGCTCCCTTGATCTGCATGAATTGGGCATACACCGCCATAGGCATAGTCCCAACCTTTGTGCCTACCCCCTCGCCCCACCTGTCGCCAGCGGTTTTGATCCTCTCAGCCTTGGCCTGCTCGATCAGTGGCTGGGCGTCATAGGTCAGTTTTGTAACGACTTGGTCACCCTCAAAGGTGACCTGTTTATGCACACCGTAGGCGTGATAACCATCGTCTACCGTAAAAGAACCTATGCTCGACATTCAGGCGCTCCAGCGTTGTGAATGTCTCCATTGTCCGAAGTGGTAAAGGGCAAAAAAAAGGGAGCCGGAGCCCCCTTTCATAAGCCGTGAGGCTTTAGCCACCGCTAAGCCCCGCGATCTTGCCCTGTGCGTCCGAAGAACGAACGGCCAAGGCGCAGTCAGCGGTGATCAGTTCCTTATCGCTGTCGCCAGTTTTGGCAAGCGGTGAGGTCTTGATGCCGTCCAAGAAAGCCATGTCGATGTAATCCATGTTCAACAGGTAGGCATTGGTCGCGCCACTCATCAGGTAGTGAGGCACGACTTGGAGCGTACCGAAGTCACCGATGAAGATGTCGGCACCCGTCACCACCGCGCCCTGCTTCTTGCCGGTGTCCAGACGGTTCTGGGCGATACCTGTGAAGGTGGAGAACACAGCCTTGTGGGCTGGCCCCATCACGATCATGTCAGGCTGCACACCGCTGTTGGTGAAGATGGACTGCTGCACGCTGTTGAGCATGGCGACAGTCATCGCGCGGGGTGTACCAGTGGTAGGAGCAGTGGTAGGTGCGCCAGAAGTCCAAGAAGGTGTCGAGCCGCCAGCGGCGCTGGACAGGTTCTTGTACAACTGAGTACCGAGACCAGCAGACTTACCAGCCACTGTGGTGGTGGAGGCCACTGCGGCATTCTCAGAGACGACCATAGCCTCGATGTCACGCTTTAACTCAAGCATAGCCTTGGCACGGAGGTAAGACTGCTCAGCAGCGCGACCGGCCTTCTTGATGATGTTGGCGCGGCGTGATGTACCGATGACCTTTGCAAAGATTTGCAGGTGGTTACCAACACGGTCGGTGGCGGTTTGGGTCTGCAAAGCAATGTCGTCACCGTCAATCTGGGCGTTGTCTTTGTTGGCCGTTGCCAATGCGTCACGCTGCCACTCATGGAATGTTGAGGTGGCCGTTACGCGATTTGCGGCTGAAGAGATCGGTGTCTCTGTGGGAGATGTTTGGAAGATTTTGTCGATCAGGTCTTCACGATTACCACGCAGGGAATCTTTCTGATATAGGTTGCTTGGAACTGCCATTTTTAACTCCTAGTTACCGCAAAATTGCGGCGAGATCGTTTAATTTCGCCCGACCTGACTTGAACCTGTTGTCCAATTCGCGGTCACGGCGCTCTTGTGCGGGTGCTATCTGTTTGTTGGGCATTCGCGGTGCGTCTTGCAGCTTTTTGGTCACCTGAGGCTTTTGCTCTTTAAGTGCCCGATACGCTGCGGCGTCTTTCAAAACATTGACCAAACGGTGGTCATAAACACCGCTTAGCTCTTCGCTAGAGAACCCATAGTCTTTGGATACCCTCTCGTAGATGTTTGCCAGCTTGGGCTTGTCAATTCCTACCTTGGACAGCTCCTGCCAAGACGTTTCGTACATCTTTTGCAGCTGCTGCTGTTTGAAGTAACTGGCCTGCTCCATTGCCTTCTGCTTTTCGCCTTGAATCTGCTGATCCAGTGAGTTCAAGTAGTTGGCAATCTGCCGCTGTCGCTGGTTTTCCGCTACCCATGCAGCAGGGTCTGAGTTGGCTAGTTCAGCCATCTCGTTCTCGCTGCGGATACCAGCCATCTGCACAATTGCCGCCCGACTTAATTCGGCCTGTGACAGATACTGGTTGCGAATCTCTTCATGTTTTTGCGTCAAGAGCTGCACCGCCTCGTTCTCACGCGCAGCTAACGCCTGAGTCTTTCTGGTGTAGTCTTGCTGGCGTAGATAAGACTTTGCAAGTTCTTCAGCGGTGGCCTCGACCACCTCCTCCTTACCGTCTTCGCCCATCACCTTGAAGGTGATCTTTTCAGCGGGTGCAGGCTCTTCCTCGGGCTCATCTAGAGCCTCTGGGTCATCCTGTTCGCTGTCTGTAGATGGCTCGGTGTCCTCTTCAGGGGTCGATTCATCTACGGTTTCTGCTTCGTTTTCTTCTGTGGGTTCCCCTTGGGGATTGTCCAAAAAACTAGCAAGGTCTTCTAATCCACCTGTTGCGAGTGCTTCCGCTTGTTCGCTCATGTCGATCTTTCGTCAAAACCCCATCCCTTTGGCACTAGGAGGGGTTGCGGCGCATCTCTGCGTTCGCGTGTGGGTAAGTGCCTACCCGTTAACTACCCTGCGCCACATCGTCTTTACTTTTGACTCGTCACGCAGCTTGTCCATCTCAATCTTTCTCTGTGCCAGCTTCCCCGACTCAATGATTCCACTCAATATGCCCTCAAACTTGTCGGTGATCTTCACCAGCTGCAACAGCAGAAGCTGCCCCTCTTTGTCTCTCACTGGGCAATCCTTCCACTGCTGGATCACTGCATCCCTGAGAGTCTTCATGGCATCTTGGTAGGCCAAGTTATCCAAGACCTGCTGGGCATCTCTGCCCCGATTTGCTATCTGCTGTTCAGTCATGCCGTTATTGTCAAAAGTGGTAAAGGGTCACGCCAAAAGCAGCATCTCGATGTCTTCCTCTTCCTGCATATCAATCGCCAGCTGGTAGATTTCGGCGAGCCTCGCCATGTCTTGCTGGGCCACCAGTGCGGGTAGATCGACACGGATTGAGAAGTGGGCCACCAGCTGAGAGAGGTAGTCAATCTCAATCGTCTGGTCGGGTACTGGCTTGAGAACCTTGTCCCTGACGCGCTTTCTAGCCAGCCTTGAGGTCTTCTGAGCCTTCTGCACGGCCCTCTCAGCGATCTCCTCTGCCTCTATAAAGTCATCAGCGGCTTGGGCCTCATTGAAGAGGTGAATCTTTTTGCCGCGCTTGACGTACCAGCGGCGTCCCAAGACCACCTCTTGAGAGTAGTTTCTTGGTGGCTCAACCAGCTGTAGGGTCGCTGAGATGGAGAATGAGGCGCTGCCCTGCATCTCCCCTGCCGAGACCCGTATCGAGGCGGTGATGCTGAACGATGCCGAGCCCACCATCTCGTTGGGGTTGGTGACAACGCTGCCCCAGCTGTTGCCCCATGCATCTGCCCAGCCCTGAAAACTAGACGCCATCTAAGGCCCCCATTCGTTGCCCGGTGCGCCTGTTCCTGTCACCACCACATCGTTGACCTTTTTGATGTTCACAGCCGGGGGTGCCGCATTCATCGCTGCAAGGATGGATGCAGTGGTCAGTGTGGTGGTGTCCACCGTGCTCCCGGACATAAAGCCGATAGCGTAGGGCGTGACGTAGCCTGTGATTGCAAAGCTGCTGGCCCCTGAGGCGCTACCAGTGCCCTTTAAGGTCGTCACGCCACCCGTTATGGTGAAGTTGGCTGTGCCCACTGCGTTGAGCACCGCTGTGAGCAGGGGGCTGTTGGTGTTGATGCTTAAAGTCGCCAAGCCTGTACCGAACGTGATCAACTGCCCCTCTGGGGTGTTGGTGTCAATGCTTAGAGTCGCCGTGCCTGTGGTGGTGATACCACCGTAAATCACCGATGAGGGTGTGATGGACAGATTGGCGAGGTTGATAGAGGCCATCGCCCCATCCATTTGGGGCAGCATCCATGCCGAACCTGCATAGGTGCCTTCAGGTATCGAGTACAGCCTGAAGCTGGTGGTCTGCTCGTCTTGGTAGAACCGATTACGTAGCATCCCCGCCTTACCGAAAGCAGAGCGAAGCTGTGGCTCTACAGACGTAGTGGAACCGCCAATGAAACGGAGTGGCAGCTTGTGTAAGACTGACCCGTTACCTATCAGCATGGCTCAACCAAACACCGAATCGATATGGCCAAAATACGAAGTATTGGTGGGTACAGCCGCACCCGCATACAGCGCCCAGTGCAAGCAAGCGCCGTCATAGATGCGGGGCATGGAGGGCAGCATGTTCACAAAGTCACGCTCTGCCGCCACACCTACCGTAGTAATAGGCAAGAAGGCC